ATTATAATAAAAAAAATTGAAGTCTATTTATGAGGATAAATGTATATAATATTTTATAACATTTTTTTATTTATGGTCTTAAGCAGTCAAAAAAAAAGTATATTTTTTATAGTATTTTTTATTATATAATAAAATTCAATCATATTTCGCAGGCGAAGCCCTACATGTTTGCACTTATATTTTTATACTTATTTTTATAACTTTATTATTTTACTATTTTTTTATAATATTTTTTTTTATATTTGAGAGATTTTAAGGACATTTATTTATTTTTATCCAATCTCTCTAATCTTAAAATAATTATCTTAAAAAAAACATAATTATTTTTATATTTTGAAATTACTCTTATAACTTTTTTAAAATTTGATTATACAATGTTATTCCATCATTTATATTAAGAGGACTTACATCGCCAAAATCAAATCCAGTATGTGTAAAATCAACTTTAGTCATAATATATCTATGATAATCATTGTCTAAACATTTATCTATATATTCAGTCATGTCGTCATCAACTTCTTCCATATTTTCATATAGTTTTTTTGCCCAATCTGCTGCCCATAATATATCTCCTTCATTTAAAGTTTCAGGATTATTAACCCAATTCATATATACAAGTGATGCTCGGTTTAAATACCCAATAAAATTAGTCATAAATACTATTTGAAATACTTCATCGTTAATATCAATAGGAATGAAACGACAAGTTATAGGGATATTAGCATAAATCATTATTATTTTATTATTTGGATAATCTCTCTAAAAATAAAATAAAAAAGAAATCAATTTTATTGAAGTATAACATTTTTATTTCTTTATTTTTATTTTTTTATTTATTGGTTTTTCAGCAACTGTTGGACTTTCACCTTTTGTAGGTGCTGGTGTGAAGGGTTTAGGTTTAATAATTTCTTCTTCTTTAATCTCTCGTTTTTTAAATCCTTTCATTAACTTTTTTAATTTTGCTTTATCTAAAGAATTCGGCATTTATATATATAAAATATTATTTTTGTATATATATAAATATGCCACGCAAAACTAGGGAAGGATTGATACCTTATGAAGAAACAGACCAACGGGAATATCATAGATTATACTATAAAAAAAATAGGGATTTAATTAAGATGAAAAGAATGTTAGCAAAAGAAACTATTATTACTGAAGATGTTAAAGCATGGAAAGAAAGAATGTTAAATAATCCTTATGCATTATATCCCTTTTATGACCCAAGTAGTTCAATCCGCTATGGAGAAGAATCTGCTACATCTATTCCTGACACATCAAATGTTGGTAGTCCGTCTTCTTCTCCAACTTCTATTAATTCTAAAGCATCATTATAACCTTCAACTATTTCTAAACCATTTTGAACTTCTGCTAAAAATATAAGTGCTTCTAATTCTACACGTTTGATACGAGATTTATGTTCAATACGATAATATTTAGCAACACTCTTTAAATCAGCTACAGATAAGTGATTCAAATCTCTCATTTATAATATTTAAATATTATAATTTTTCAATTTCTACATATTGGACAACGATTAATTCTATGAAGGCAAAAACTATGGGCGTAATGACCGCATGAAAGCAAACAAAAACAATGCTTACAATTAATTATATCCATACATATTGGACATTCTAATTCTGTTGAACTTTTTAAATATTGCTCAAATACAAAATCTCTCAAAAATGTTTTGCAAATTACATTTTGTTGATCATTAAGTTTAGTTGGTGGCATTTATTATATAATAATATTATAATTATAAAATGAATAAATATATTAATGGTAAAATTTATGCTTTAGTAAGTGAATCGGCACAAGTAGTTTATTATGGAAGCACAATACAAAGATTATCACAAAGAAAGGGTGAGCATATACGAGACTATAAAAATCATTTATATAATGATGGTTGGAAATGTGCATCATTTGAGGTATTAAAACATGAAGATGCTAAAATAATATTAATAGAAGAATTCCCATGTAAATCTAGATTAGAACTTGAACAACGCGAGGGTTATTGGCAATTAAATAATAATTGCACAAATATTAATAGGGCAGGAAGAAATATTAAAGAATATAGAAAAACTGCCGAATATAGAGAGAAACATAAACTTTATATGAGAAAATATAGAAATAAGAATTAAATATTATTATTTAATAAAAAAACTTAAATATAATATATAATATAATATAATATAATATAATATAATATGACTGAATTAGAAAAGTTTAGGGAAACATTTGCCAATAAAAGTAAGATTACACAAGGAGTCTATAATTCTAATTATAAAAAGTTGAGAGAAATGCTTGATGATGTTGATGTTGCTTCTGTGTCTCAAAAAAAGATTATTGAAACAGCAGAAACTATTGATAATCGTAATTCACAACAATCATTAATAAATATTGCTTATTTAATTAGAAAAAATGAAGGATTAGCAATTAATGAACTTGAAACATTTAGGAAGAAAAACCAATCATTTTTAAAAGATAAAATATATGAAACAAACACCGCTCTTATTGATAAGTTGCCGTCTTATGATGAATTAGTTAATTTTATTGATGGTTTACTTAAAGACCAAAAATATACTCAATATGTTATTAATTATTTATTGCTTCATTGTCAAGTAAGAAATGCTGATTTAAATTTTGATTTTGTTCAATATAAACGAGATACTAAGGACGAATCTAAAAATTATTTGTGGTATAGTTCTAAATCTAAAACAGTACATTATATTAGGAATGTTTATAAAACTGCTAAAATTGTTAAACCAAATGGAGAGATTACTGGATATGGACAAAAAATTATTAAAATTACAGACCCTGCATTTATTAAAGTTATGAAAATATTAGTTAATTATGAAAAAAAGGAAAACAAACCTGTAATGTTCTTTTCTAATTTAGAAACGATTGCTTATCACGTTAAAAGAATGACATATAAAGGTTTAGGGGAAACAATGTATTTTAAAATTGTTGTCAATCATTTTAGAAGTGACCCAAATATGTTAAAGCAAATTAGTTATAATAGAGGAACTGATATTAACACTATACTAGAGTCATACGACATTGAAAGCGAAGAAATTAATAAATAAAATTGATTTAAAACCATAAAACCATATTATTATAAAATATGCCTGATTATCAAAAATCAAAAATTTATAAAATATTTAGTCCATCTAAAAATTTAGTCTATTATGGTTCAACAATTCAAACACTCGCTCAAAGATTAACAGACCATAAAAAACATTATAATATGTTTAAAAATAATAATTATCATTATGTAACATCATTTAAAATTTTAGAATGTGAAGATTATAAAATGGAATTAGTTGAAGATTATCCTTGTAATAATAAAGAACAATTAGCAAGAAAAGAAGGTGAATATATAAGAAATAACGAATGTGTTAATAGATGTATTGCCGGAAGAACAAAAGATGAATGGTATGTTGATAATATTAAAAAAATTAAACAATATAATATTGATAATGCCGAAAAAATTAAAAATGCTTCAAAACAATATAAACTCATTAATGCCGAAAAACTTAAAATTCAAGTAAAAACATATTACGAAAAGAATAAAGAAAAGATAAATAAAGAACGAGTAATTTATAATGAAAAATATAGAGAAAAAAATAAAGAAAAAATGAAAGAATATAAAAAACAATATTATTTAAAAAAAAAACAACCTATTAATGATGATTAATAATTATTCAAAATTAAAATCAACAATACCTTGGTCTGTATAATGATATGTATTTGATAAAGTTGAAAAGTTTGTAAGAATTTGTAAATGTAAAGTATTCATCTTTCTTTCTAAACATTCTTTTTCCTTTTTTAGTGTATAATAGTCTTCAATAGTTTGTGCATTGTCTTGGATAAGTTTATTTTTTTCTTGTTCTTGTTTCTTTGTTAGTTGTGTTCGTAAAATTACTTTGAATTCTAATTCATCTGCTTGCTCTGCTTCAATAGTGATGGTCATTATATATTAATTAACATAATACTTTTATATTATTTTAATTACTCAATTTTAATAATTAATAAAAAATTAGTATTTAGAACAAATTTATTATATTTATATATTATATAAAAATGTCAGTCATAGCTTTA